GTTGTAGTGTGAGAAGTTGGCTCCATTAGGAGCATCAGCCTCGGATGTACCTACGGCATTAAGTAGTATTCGTCTAAAGTTTTGAGCCATTGTTTATTCCTTTTAGAGAGCTGCAGCCATTGCAATAGCAAAGCCTTCAGAGGCATTATCCGAACTTGCCTCAATGGCCACCCATGCAGAGCCTGTGTAGTATTTTAGTTTTGAAACTGTAGTGTTGAAGAATATGTCACCTGCAGTATGGCCTGACGTAGGGTCGGATGAACCTGACCCAAGGTATACAGCCTGAAATGAGGTAAGTGATCCCTGAGCGTTTGATGCTGCAGACTGTGCTGCTTCAGCATAGTACTTAGCTGAGAACAAACCACCTGCGACAGCAGTTGCAGTAGTAAAGCTAGATCCACCACCCAATGCCCAGTTCTTCGCAGATCCAGTAGCTAGTGAGCCACCGATTGCATAACTCTTAGATGAATACTCTGATCCGTCTACAGTAGAACTATCGGCTTTAGTTGCCCAAGACTTTGCAGAACCACCACCTGAGGTATCAACAATTGTATTTACTGCCCAAGCCTTAGCTGAGTAGTCTGAGGTACTTGGTACGACTGCATCAACCTTTACTGCATAGTTACTTGCTGTTGTTGCTGAGGCAGCAGAGGCTGTCGCTGAGTTAGCTGAGTTAGTAGCCTGTGTACCTGCAGTTGATGCATTAGTTGCAGCTAGTGACTGGTAGTGTAATGCCGAGAATAAACCTGAGGTACCACCATTAGTATTAGTTAATGTAAAACTTGAGTTAGCTGCATTTACTGCATACTTAGCTGCATCTGCCCTATGGTCTGAGGCTGTTGAGGCCGAGCTAGTCGCATTAGAGCTTTGTGTAGTAGCTGTACTTGAGGCTGTTTCTGCTGCAGTCTGAGCTGTCTCTGCTGCTAGTTGAGCTGCCTGAGCTGCTGCGACAGAGGCAACAAAAGTAGTCTGTAAGGTAGAGCTAGTACCTGACGAGCTAAAGAATGATGTTGATGCCATGGTATACCTTATGTGGTTGTATTACTTGAGTATGAATCTTGGAAGTCAGTATAGGTGTAAGTTGGTTGTATTGACTGGACACCACCATTGGTCTCTTGGTCGTTAGCCTGTTCCTGTACCTCAAGTAAAAACTGATTAAACTTAGTTTCAAATTGCTCTGCCCTTGTGTCTAAGTAGTAGTCGGCTGCATAAGTAAGAGCTGCATATATAAGTAGATCAGGAGCTACCTTAGCCAGTGCATTCTCATCACTGTCAGCAGACATTGGGTTAAACTCTGAGTAGTAATACAGGTAAACAGTTCCTGAGCTAGGCTGAGGGAAGAGGAATACCTTCTCCTGTTGTCTAGTAAAGTGTGTTGAGTTACCTGAGAAGTTATTAGCATTTAACGACCTATACTTAGACATAGGAACTCTACTTAACTCAGTGTTTGCATAGTAGAGGCTGACTATCTCAATGAAGTCGTTAGGCAGTGTTATATACTCGGTTTGTGATCCTATAGTATATGAAGCTACTTTTTCTTGCATAGGTGTTCTTAACTGTCTTTGAACACGAGCTATACCCTGTTCGATAAAGGTAGTTGTTAGAGCTGTGGTGATGTCAGAACGGTTAAGTACGTTATTAAAATGGGTCTTCAGATCACCATAGTTCATGTCTTACCCCTTCTTCTTTTTCTTGGATTTAGGAAACCCTGCCTTCATATTGGCATAGGCCTTGTCTGATATTGTTGACTTAGACTTCGGTCTAGATGTCTTGTTTCTTTTACGTTTGTTAATGTTTTCATATAGTGACATTTATAAACTCTTTTCTGTTGTTAAGAATGCACCTAAGTCCTCATTCTTAAGTTTGTTGACAATATCCTTTGCTGTTATGTTCTTGTCTCTCATAACGTCAAAGCCTTCTCTCATCCATTTTTCAATAACAGCGACAGGTATGGATGCCACCTTCATCATGTCACCTGTTTTCTGAGTAGCTGAGGCATCACGCTGTTGCTTCAGATTATCTAAGTGCCACTGAGGTATTTCCTGTGAGTGTTTAAAAGCAGTTTCACCTGCCTGAGTAACTACGTCAGTGTTAATGTTAATGATGTTGTTACCCTGTCTATCTTTATCGTAATTCATTTTATCTCCTTAAAAGAATGTATAAGGGGTAGCCAAGGAGAGCAAAAACCACCCCTCATACAATTAGTTATTAGGACAAGCCTGTGATCATATGATCAGCACCAAAGTTCATGTGCTTAAGACCGTATTCACCGACAACAGCATGTGTGTCACCGTCTGAAGTCTTACCTAGTAGAGTTCTACTAAATGGTCTTAATACAATTGATCTCCACATTGCAGGGTCAATTAAGAATGCATGTGTTGCTAATTGGTGTCTGTTAAGAACAATCTTGTACTCACCAAATGGAGATACATATAAGTCAACTACGTTTACTAATGTTGTAGTATTGTCGTTGAAGTTTCTGTATCTTCCTGATGCACCTGTAAAGCCTGACACAATTAAGCTGTCAGCAGGTTTCACCATGAATACATTAGGCTCTGATCCTGCAGCATAAGCTGCCTGAGCTGCTACTAAGAACTTAGCCTCAGTTAATGCATCAGTAGAGTTTGAACCTGCATCAGTTGAGTTAGATATTAACTGAGTTGCAGAAGCCATCTCTCTAGCTGTAGATGAACCACCTGTTACTGCAGCGTTGTCTTGACCAACGTATGCAAATTCTAGATCTTTCTTGATCTCTTTTAAAACCTTACCAAGTTGGTACGAAGTCTCCTTAGCACGGCCATACGTTTTGACAGCATCAGCAGTGGCAGACACCTCGAATACCTTTGTAAGGATCTGAGTTGTACCTGTTCTTAATGTTGTTGCTGATTGAGTACCTGCTGAGAAGGCTGCACCTTCGACTGCTTTGTTATCAGCACCTGCTGCTAACGTATCTTCTTGGTATTCAAAAGTTCTATTATGAACCTTCTCACTCTTGATAAGAGTAGTGAAGGGGGTATCAGTTGGAGTAATGTTAGAGATACTTAATGTTCGCCTGAGTTCGTTAATCTCAGACCGATCTTTCGATCAGCTATATATTTCTATATAGATCAGACTATATCTTATCCCTACATTGTAGGGTCTATGCACTTCCACTCACTTGAGTGTACTTCCTTTCGGAATAGTCGTTGCACCTTCCTGATAAATCAGGCTTGGCTCAGGATTGTCTACGTCTTTACGTTTAGAGTTTCCCTGAGTTCACATAGTTTATTTTGACAGATTGCTCTGAAAGGACACTATCTACTTAATGTCCGAGACATCCTCTGCGATTCCAACTTGGTTGTATGTGCTGAACACGGCCATCGTTATTTCCTTTCTATGTTAATGATGGTTGACTATGAGGTTTCCCAACGCTTCATTATTACTTCAGAGATATCATCTAAGTCTGTACCTGCATTGCCAAGTGCCTGAGTAGCTTCTCTAAGTTGAGTAGCCTTTCTAGACTTGTCATTGACAGGTGCCTTCTTTGATCTAAGGACTTTTGTAGATTTAGTATTTTTCTTCTTCACTGTAGCTACCTTCTTTCCTTGGTCATATAAACGAGCCTTATTAATAAGTTGGATCACCTTAGGATCGACATATTGATTGACTTCATTTTCAGGTAAACCAATTGAGATGGCATAGCCACGGATGTCGTTATAAAGTTGGTTACTCCAGTTTGGAACTTCCTCTTGCAAAACTTTAACACACTCTTTAGCTGCAGACTGTAATTGAGCCTGTTGCTGTTGTTGCAAGTCTTTATAAAAAGCATCAGCTTCTTCAGTTAAGAATTTATAGTCATCCTCTACGGCCTTATACTCCTTGCGAAGCTGAGCAAAGTCTTCCGTAGACATTGTCTTACTAGCGACCAACATGTCCACTTCTTGATATGGCTTAAACTTCTCTTGAGCTTTCTCCAACATTTTTTGGAGAACGACATTAGACTTAGAAATAGCCTCTTCAGCGTTTTTACGTTGAGTTGCCACTTCCTGAGACTTTCTTGTAAGAGATGCCTCTTGACCATAAAGTCGTTTAAGATCTTTGACAGATGCCTGAACTGTTTCACCATTGACTTGTATTTCGACTTGAGCGTCTTCACTAAGAACTGGGTTCTCGTCTTCAACTTCTTCATCTTCATCCTCATCTTCAGTTTCAGTATCTTCAGGGTCTGTCTCCTCATCTTCATCGACCTCGTCTTCGACTGTCTCTTCCTGTGTATCGCTATTAGTCTCTTCTTCTTCTGCGATCTCAGGTTCATCCTCGGTCTCAGGTTCTGATGGCTTTTCAGCGTCTTCCCATCGTGCAAGGATAGCATCACCAATCTCATCTGCTTGGAGAGAGGTTGGTAAATCTTTTTGTGTTTGATTATTTTGGGGTTGTACGTCATTCATGATAGTACCTATTCCTCTTGACTGTTGTTGTCTTGTTCATTCTTTGCGATGATCTCATCTCTGACCTGAACGTCATGTCTCAGGGTGTTGACGATATCAACCAAAGCTCTGTAATGGTCATAAGATTTGTCTCGTGCTTTTGTTTCTTCAGGCTTTGAATTTACAAATGCTTGGAAACTTCCTTCCACCATTCTGTTAATTGTCTTGTTAAAAACTTCCGAATTAACAAGCTGTTCAGCCTCGTTTCCGAGGTTGATCAGGGTCTCTTCCTTGGTCATTTTACTCTCCTAAAATGGTTGTTAAACGTGATTTAAGCCTCACTGAGCTATGGTAAAATCTTGGTATATGATATTACCCTGTAGGCGAGGCTATTCCTCGTACATCTTGTGTCCTCTTTAGAACCTCTAATTCAGACTCATCTATGTACTTCTTGTGAGCAAATTGCTCCTCTTTTAGATCTTGATTATCTGAGGATAGAGCGTGTGAACTCTCGGCCTTCATCTTCTCAAGCTCCAATTTCATACCTGTCATCTGTGCATCAATTTGCATTTTCATCTCATTTAATTCCTGTTGACGCTCTTGTAACTCAAGTTGCTTTTGAGCCATTTCTGTCTGCATGTGTTCTACAGGATTAGGCTGAGGTGGTGGTAATTGATCAGGTGGAGTTAAAAACTCCTCGACATTTAGTATACCCTGTTTCTGCAATGCCTCTTTCATCATGTTGTATCTGTTTGGTAGTTGATACATTGGCTGTAGGTTAGGGTCTTGTGAGAATAGGGAATGTAGTTGCATAAAC